AAAATTTCTTCTAAACCTACATCAGATGGTTTTGTTTGCAGCGCATAGCTTGACCCTAAAGGAGTAACTAAACTTAAAGAAGACTCTAATCTTTGATACTTCTCTGCGTATCTAGTGCCGTAAAAACTATACCCTGCGTTAACCATAGAAGAGTAGCGGTATGAAATTGTTTCTCCTGATTGTGCTAAGTTTGCTGAAGTTGTAGTTAACCCGTTTGCTGGGTCTACAAATGGAGTTGCAATTCTTCCAAATTCAGCTTGTACCCCGTCAATATGGAACACCTTGGTTCCAGATCCTGCATCAGTTAATGAAATTGTGATTGTAAAATTAGTTTCCCCTACTTCTGCAATACGATTAACGTGAATTCTTGTCCAAGAAGAAGCGTTAGCAGAAGAAACTTTAAACGCACCTATTGCTTGTCCATTAGTACTTATTGAGTACGTTCCCGCAACATTCTTAATGTATGCAGAAATAACAACGTCTTCACCACCTACGCAAGCCCCAGTTGGGTAGTAAACAACGGTAGAGATCTCTCCACCGCCGGTAGCAGATACGTTTCCTCGTTTAGTTCCAAATAAAGGACTAGAAGTGCTTACTGTAAAGGTAGTCCCGGCAGCTGCGGTCCATTTGCTGGTATCAGCAAACGCAGAGTTAGTAACCATATTAAGTTGGCTTCTAGTATCCCAAGTGCAGTCAGTTAAAGTATAAAAAGTACCTGTATTTGGGTTGGCAGGTATTACTCCGCCGTCTCCTTGAAAATAATCTGCAATTGTAGGGGAAGCAACTAGCATCACAGAACTTACATAGAAAACATCTCCTGCAACAGCATCTGGAAAATAAACAGAAGTTTTTACGAGAGGTTTGCTGTAATCTTCGCCAAGTACTGGAGAAACCGCATAAGCGGTTTTTCTTTGCGCAGTTGCTGAAAGAACAAGGGAAGTGCTATCTACATAGTAGGGGGTTGGAGAGTAGTACTTTCCATCTACATCTGAAAGTATTTTAATTTGATCTTCGTATGATTGTGGAGAAGAGTATTCAATGCGGACCTTTGCTGTTCTTCCAACAGGCCCACTTACATAAAACCCAACCGTGTGCGGAGTACCCGGCTCAACAATTTGCCAGTCAGAAAGTAAGGCGCAATTGTTTGTAGTTAGTGCTGTTACTTTAGCAACTGTGGTTCCAAATACTTGTGCGGTAGATGGGGCATTAAAGTCTTGAACAACTTCTGCGTTGTACCCCTGCCACCAACTAGTGCCAGAACTAAAACTTGGATTAAGAATAAGATTTTTTACCTCTGTTTCAAGGTTTACTTTAATAAGTCGTGCATCTTCATAAACATAGTCGTTAGTTATTTCAGAAAATTGAAACATATCAAAAAGAATATCTGTACTAGCTGGTACTCCTTGTAGCAACAGCTCTATTCCTGCGTACGCAGCTGTTGCTGGGACTGAGGTAGCGGTAAAAGAAAAAGGAGCCCAAACATTAGTAATTTCAGTAACTGGGGTTGTTGCACTCGTTACACTGATTCTAGTTCCTGTTTTATCAAAGAATACGATATATCCCGTTAAATTTGGGTATGTAGCTGTTACTGCTGTTCTTGCGTCTTTTGATCTTACTGAGCCGCTAAAAACATATTGTTTTGTTGGTTTAATAGGAATTCCGAATAACTTTGAATCAAGCGCCGTATTCCAGCCACACAACGCTATAGTTTGCGCATTGTTAGTTCCTGTGGATCCTCTTGTTAGCTTTAAGAATCCAGAAAATTTAGGTATTGCAGTTGGGCTATAAATTCCGGGTGAAGGTGGAGAGATAGTTACTCCTAAATCAGCTAAAGAAGTAGAATATTTTTGTTGGGTTAAGGTCCATCCTGTATGGGCAGTGCCTGAGGTGTAACTTCCAGCAAAAGGCGCAATTACGTTTGTCCAACGTCCTGTAGATTCTTCAAATGAAGAATCATTATAGTCAAGCATTAAATTTTTACCGATAGTTACTGGAGCGCCCCAGTGAGTAAGGGCGGTAGCGTATACTGAAATAGCTGCGCTAGTACCTTTTACAGAGTTAATAAAGTTACCAGTTTTATATATAGAGCGATGATACGTATCTCCTAAAGAGGGTTCGTATAAAAATCCTAGGTCTGTTATTTTATTTTTTAACAGGATTGAAGGTATGTTTTTAGCGTCAGCGTAGTCTTGAAGAAGCGAAGCTTGCACATTAATTTTGTCATATTCAAAACTGTACGCATCAATAATCCTACTTAATTCGGTATCTTCGGCTTCTCCTACAGCATCTCCAATTCCAGACATTTCATTTAGCCACGCTGCTGGCAACCATCGTTTAAAAGAATCTGCGGTTGAGGTTTGCGCAATAGTGTTTACAGTTGTGCTTCCACAGTTTATCCACTTACTGTTTGTGTATCCGTTAATAACCCCAGAGCCATCGATAGATGCGGTAAATACCCAGATAGTATAAGTTACTTCATGATTTTCTAAAAGATTTGAGTCGTCGTCAACATAAGTAAGTCTAAATCCAGAAGGCAGATCTCCGTAATCCAATACGTCACCTACATAGGGACTATCTGGAACTCCAACATAGCTTCTTACTAGTCTCCAAGCTATTGGTACATACGGAATGTCAATTGGGTCGCTAAGAATAGATTTCCAGGTCAAAGACACAGTTTGATAGTCGTAAGACCACCCAAAAATGCCAGAGGAGTAGTACAGGCGGTTGCCGTCTACTTCTCCGTACTTTGGTATGCCATACGTACCAAAACTATATTTTGCCATGAGTATTGCCCCTGTAGTTGGTTACATTCCTGCAAGTAAGAATGGGTTGAATGGGTTTCCTTGAGCGATCGTATTTGCTGTATTTGCGGTTGTATTTAGAGTATTGTAGTCAGAACTTCCTACATACAAAACGTTAGCATTACCTACTTTTGGTAACCCCGCAAAGTTAATGTTGAACTGTAAGACGTTAGCAATATTTCTAGTTTCAATTAAGTTAGCTGTTCCAGCTGCTGTTTTAGCAGATATGGCCACGACTCCTTCTGCAGGAGAAATAACGTCGCCAGTTTTATTAAAGTATGGGGATCCAACAACTCCGTTTACCAGCCCAGTTTCAATATTAGCTAAACGAGCTCCTACCGAAGTCCAAGTTGTTGTTTGAACAAACGTACCCGTATATGCAGAAGTAAGCGCAGTGTTACCAACAGTTAACTCAATAGCTCGTACTTCGTCTTGTAAAATGTTAACGTGGTCAGCAAAGATAGTGTCTACTAAGTCTACTTTGTTAGTAAACGTTCTAACCGACGTGGGGTACTGTGCTGGCATTTTTTTACCTATCTGTTGGGTTTAGGCTATTTTCTAGCATGTTAGTAAGAATGTCATGACAAACCGCCAGTTACGGTAATCAATAAGTTTGCTGTTAGTAAGACGGGCAAGTATCCAGCAGATAAAGCAACTGCGGGAGTTTGTACTGACCCGCCGTTGTCAGTATTAAATTTAGATACTGTTACTGAGATAACCCCATCTACGGATTGAGCTTTTGCAATAACCGCAGATAAAGCAACTGATTGTCCAAAAGATACCGACTCATACGCAAATAGACCACCGGGGTTTATAAAAGCTGATCGTATATTTCTAGATATTTCTGAGTTTCTATAAGAAGGTTTTGCCGTAACTGCAAGAGTCACATAAAAATCTGTATAGGTAGGGGCTACTATGTTAAGCGTAGTTCCTGCTGGAATTTTTGAAGCCATATAGGTTTGAATTTCAGCGGCAAGTGCTGTCCAAGTAGCGGTTGGAGATCCTGAAACAATTCCTGGGGTAGTCGACCCATCATTTTGAGTTTGTAAATAAAGATTTACTAGGGTGTACAAAGAAGAGGTAGCTTTTACTTTTCCAACTTGAGGTACTAAACTAGCTAAAGCTTCGTAATCTGCAAGAGTTGTTGCTCGTCTTTGTGTAGAAATAGCGTTCTTTACTTTTGTTCTAATTTGGGTACTGTCATCTCCATCAGCTCCTCCGTAGCTAGCTGCCGGGTTAGTAACAGACAAATAACTAACTGATTCTGGAACGTTGTTTCCTGGAATAAAAGTGACTTCTTCTATAGTATTTGCAGATAGGTTTCCTGAGGCTCCAGCGCTAGTTTTATACAGGGCGCTAATTACTTGTCCTGAAGGTGGGATAGATCCGTTAACTCCGTCTCCAAAGATAATAGAGGTAACCCCATCTTTGTCAATACTAGTTGTAAACACTAATGCAGTGGGTCCGTATTCCGATAATGCTTCCGCAAATTCCCACGGAGCAAATGCTTCTCCTTGACCTACATATACAACAATTGAAGAGTCTACAATCCCTGTATCACTTAATTGAATTTCTTGATCAGCCGTTCCAGAAGAAGTACCTAGGTTAACTGGTAGTGGTTTATTAGTAGTTGCGCTAATTAAATCTGGTCGATCAGTATTTACTGTTTTACCTTCTCGAGCAGCGAGGGTAACGTTGTCACCAGCGGCTAGTTGAACAGCACTTTGAGTTGTTTCAAAGTAGACCTCTGTAAAGTCTCCGTATAAAAGAGTAGCTAAAACTTGAGTCCCTACTGGAATGTCTATTACCGTATCGCTTACATTTTCAAATCTAATAGCAACGGTAGCTGGCGTTGGTCCTGAAACACGGTACCCAAAAAGTTTTCCAATATCAACTAGTGTTTTTCTACGGGTAGCGGTGTCTACCGATAGTTCGTTAGCTACTCGGTCAATGTAGTACGACTGGATATCCCCCATATAT